GCTGACTTTGAAAGCGTAGAATCAGAAGGTGTTTATGTTACTTTCTTTAAACTTGTAAAACCTGAATAATGAGTGACATTAAAAAATTAACTGATGAAGAATTACAATCAGTTAAAAATATTAAAGCTGAATATACTGAACTAGCTATGTCTTTAGGTGAATTAGAGATTGAAAAATCTCGCCTATTAGAATTACGCAAAGATTTATATGTTAGAGAAGGTAATTTAGCTCAACAACTCCAAGATAAGTATGGTCAAGGATCTATTAATCTAGATACAGGAGAAATAAATTAATAATATGTATTGTTAGGTGTTAGGAGTTAATATAGAAGAGCCTCGACAGCAATGTCGGGGCTTCTTCGTTTTATATATTACTCTATATATTTATCAATAGACAAAATCTATTTAAAACATGGCGCAAGAAACATTAATTTCTCCGGGTGTTCTAACACGTGAGAATGATTTATCACAAATAACACAGTTACCTCCAACCGTTGGTTTAGCGTTAGTTGGTCCAACTGTTAAAGGAAAACCTAATATCCCAACTGTAGTTACTTCATATAGTGACTATGTTAACCGCTTTGGTGGTTCATTTGTTAGTGGTGGGTCTAGCTACGAGTTCTTAACTTCAATAGCTGCTTATAACTACTTCCAACAAGGGGGTGAATCTATCTTAATAACAAGAGTAGTAAGTGGTTCACACACACCAGCATCTGCTAGTGTTTGGACAAGTGGAAGTACAGTATCAAACAACACCTCTTCATTTACTCTAGAAACATTGAACGTTGGTGTTATGACAAGTAACACAAGTTCTATCTTAAGCAATAATAGCTTATCTAGTGGTTCTACAGAAAACGTAAAATGGGAAATTAGAAATGTAAACTCAGGAAGTGGTACATTTACTTTATTAATTCGTCGTGGTGATGATAATCCATTAACACCTACTATTTTAGAAACATATACAAATGTATCTTTAGATCCTAACTCAATCAACTATATTGAGCAAGTACTTGGTAACCAATCTCAAACAGTTCAGTATGATGCTGATATGGGTGGATATTATATTCTTACTGCTGGTGACTATCCAAACAATAGCCGCTATGTAAGAGTTAAATCTGTAAACAAACCAACTCCAAACTACTTTAACAATGCAGGTGGAGTAGGAACTGATTCAGCTGGTACTAGCTACTCAGCTTCATTACCAGTTAATGGTAGTGGATCATTTGGTGGTTCATTTGCTGGTGGTGTAGGTAATGATATTCCATTTATTGGACCTACTTTATTTGGTAATATCGGAGCTGTAACTCAAGGTTTATATGCTAGCCAATATATTACAGCTAGTAATATTTTATCTAACAAAGATGAATATGATTATGAGTTATTAATCACTCCAGGTTTGATTCAAAATACACATACAAGTACTGTAGCTAATTTTATTTCAAACGCTGAAGAAAGAGGTGATTTCTTTTATATCACTGACTTAGTATCTTATAATGTTCCATTTAATACTCCAATTGGCGCAGCTAATTCTTTAGACACTAACTACGCTGGTGCTTATTGGCCTTGGGTTCAAGTAGTATCTCAAGAAACTGGTAAGTTAGTTTGGGTACCTGCTTCAACAATTATGGCTGGTGTTTATGCATTCAACGATAACGTAAGTGCTGAATGGTTTGCTCCTGCAGGTTTAAATCGTGGTGGATTAGGTGGTGTTATTCAAGCTGAAAAGAAATTATCTCCAACAAATCGTGATAATTTATATGCTGCTAGTGTTAACCCAATCGCTACTTTCCCTAACATAGGTGTAACAGCATTTGGTCAGAAAACATTACAACAAAAAGCTTCAGCTTTAGATCGTATTAATGTTCGTCGTTTATTAATTGCTCTTAAGAGATATATTGGTAACGTAGCTAAGACATTAGTATTTGAACAAAACACAACTGTAACAAGAAATAGATTCTTATCTCAAGTTACTCCATACTTAGAAAGTGTACAACAAAGACAAGGTTTATATGCTTTCAGAGTAGTAATGGATGACACAAATAACACTCCAGATGTAATTGATAGAAATCAGTTAGTAGGTCAAATTTATTTACAACCAACTAGAACAGCTGAATTTATCTTATTAGACTTCAATATCTTACCAACTGGTGTAGAATTCGGAAGTTAATAAAATTATAATTAAACAATGGAAAATAAAAAAATAAAAGAATTTAAAGACGACGCAGCAGCCGATACTTCGGTTGCTGGCGTTAGTTCTTCTTTAACAAAAATAGCATCAGCAGTAACTAATGTAAAAGATTACTCTAGAGTGATTGAAGCATTAATGTTGTGGTTAAAGAATAAAAAAGGTTCTCAGTTATCTGGTCTTGATAGTAATCAGAACTACAAAATGGTAATGAGTTACTTAAATAAAATGCAATCAGATGTTGAAAATGAAAAGAAACCAGCTGTTGGAACTAAAGAAAATCCAGCTACAACAAAAACAATTGCATAGAAATAACAATTATTAATATTTATATTAAACAAACAATACAATGGCAGTATTAGATCCTACCGAAATAATGTTCACAGCGTTTGAACCTAAAGTTCAAAATCGCTTTTTAATGTATATCGATGGTGTACCATCATACTTAATTAAAAAAGCTTCAACACCATCATTTAACGCAGGTGAAATCGTATTAGACCACATTAACGTTTACCGTAAAGTAAAAGGTAAAGTTAGATGGAATGATATGACTTTAGAAATGTACGACCCTGTAACTCCATCAGGTGCTCAAGCAGTAATGGAATGGGCTCGTTTAGCACATGAATCAGTAACAGGCCGTGATGGTTATTCTGACTTCTATAAAAAAGACTTACGTTTAGACATTTTAGGTCCAGTAGGTGATGTAGTAGGTGAGTGGATCGTTAAAGGTGCTTATGTTAAAGAAGCTAACTTTGGTGAATATGATTGGTCAAATGAAGCTTATATCTCTATTAGCTTAACAGTAGCAATGGATTATTGTATCCTTAACTACTAATAGTAATATACAACATTTAAAGAGCCATCCATTTGGATGGCTTTTTTTATCTTCGTATATTTATATATATAAAACTAATAAAACGTTATGGAGCAAAAATTTAAGTTTCCTACTGAACAAATTGATTTACCTTCTAAAGGATTAATCTACCCAGAATCATCACCATTATCCTCAGGTGTTATTGAAATGAAGTACATGACAGCTAAAGAAGAAGATATTCTATCTAACGCTAACTTTATTCGTCAAGGTACTGTTATTGATAAATTATTACAATCAATGATTGTAACACCAGGAGTTGATTACAATGAATTATTAAATGGTGATAAAAATGCTATTTTAGTAGCAGCTCGTATTTTAGGTTATGGTAAAGATTATGAGTTTATTTACACTGATCCTAATACAGGTGTTAGTGAAAAAGCTAAATCTGATCTAACATCAATCGAAGCAAAACCAATTGATGAATCATTATTTACTAGAGGTAAAAATGAATTTGAATTTCAATTACCATTTTCTAAAGCTACAATTACATTTAAGTTATTAACACATGGTGATGATGCTAAAATAGATAAAGAAATTAGCGGAATGAAAAAAATTAACGCTAATGGTTCTTATGATGTTACAACTCGTTTGAAACATATGATTATAGCAGTTAATGGAGATAGAGAATCATCTACTATTAGAGAATTTGCTGATAACATGTTAGCTAGAGACGTTAAAGCATTACGTGAATATACTAGCAAAATAACTCCAGATGTTGATATGAAAGTGGATGTTGTTAAAGCTAATGGTGACGTATTGGAGGGCGTTGACTTACCAATCGGGGTTAACTTTTTTTGGCCTGACGCCGGCTTATAAAAAAATATTATTAGAAGAAATATTTTTACTTTGTTATCATGGTAATGGTGGATGGACTCATGATGAGGCTTATAATCTACCAGTGAGATATAGACATTATTATATCCAAAAAATTTCTGAAACTGCTCAAAAGCAACAGGAAGAAATGGATAATAAACTTAAATTCAATAACGGTAAAGAACAACCCGCACAGCCTAGCAAAAAACCAACAGAACCACCACCAATACCAGATTTCGCATTCACAGCAAAAGCGCCTAAAAAATAGGCGCTTTCATATTTATACGCAGCATAAATTAGTTTAAATGTCTGATCCACAAGATATACAGAATCAACAAAACTTAAATGACGAATTAAAAGTCACGAACAATACTCTTGTTTCGATAGCCAATAATCTAACTGAGCAATTAAAGTTACAGCAAAAAATTGGTAAAGAAGTTGAATTAACAGCTAAGGATTATTATAAAGATATAGCTAAATCTCTTAAAAGTTCCTCTAAAGATTATTTTACAATAGCTGCAAACCAGGAAGCTATAAGTCGTGGTGCTTTAAAATCTAAAGAAGTACAAAATCAAATTGCTAAAGCATTACAGGAACAGAATAAAACTAGAGAAACATTTAAATTATTAGCATTAGAAATTGGTAAGTTATCTCAAGAAGAAATAAGATGGAAAGAGGACGCTATAGCAGCTAGTGATATACAGTTAAAAAAACTTAGAGAACAATACGCTGAAGCTAAAAAAATAGAACAAACAGCTGGTGTACTAGGTGATATATTCACTGGATTAACTAAAATACCTATTGTTGGTCAATTAGTTGAGGCTGAAGAAATAGTTACAGCTATAAATGAAAAAGCAGCCCAAACAGGTAGTTCTTTCAAAGCTCTTGGAGCTGGTGTGTCAACAGGTGTTGCTCAAATGTTTCGTAAAGCTCTTGACTACACTGTTCTTATAGGTGCTCAAATTTTTATAATTAAAAAAGCATTTGATTTATTCAATGAGTATGATCAACTACTAACAGACCAAGCTAAACAACTAGGTATAAGTAGAGATGAATCTGAAAAATTATATCAATCAGCTACATTATATTTAACCACTCAGAAAGACGCTTTCTTAAATGAAGAAAGAATATTAAAAGCTAGATTTGCTTTAAATGAAGCTATGGGTACATCCATAGCTATAAGTGATAAAGAAGCAGGTGTAGCAGCTAGATTATCTGAATTATATGGTATAAGCGCTGAGGAAAATTCTAAAATATTCCAGTTAGGTCAAGCAACAGGTCAAACTAATAAAGAAGTTCTTGATACTGTTATGAAAACCGCTGTGATTCAGAAATCTCAAGTTGGTGGTATTATATCATATCAGAATGTTTTAAAGAAAGTAAGTGGTGTTAGTGGTGATATATTAACTAGGTTTAAAGGTAATGTCACTGAACTAACTAAAGCTGTAATGCAAGCTGATAAATTAGGTTTAACATTAGATCAAGTAGATAAAGTAAGTGAATCATTACTTAATTTTGAAACATCAATTGAAAATGAACTTAAAGCAGAATTATTAACTGGAAAGGCTCTTAATTTAGAAAGAGCAAGATCAGCTGCTTTATCAGGTGATACAGCTAAGTTAATGTCTGAAATAAAAACTCAAGTAGGTGATATTCATAAGTTTGAAAGAATGAATACAATCCAAAGGAAAGCGTATGCTGAAGCCTTTGGAATGAGTGCCTCTGAAATGGGCGATATGCTTCGCAAACAAGAACTTGAAGCTAAATTTGCAGCAGCAGGAGCTAAATCAGCTCAAGAAAAATTAGATTATGCTAAAGCCAATAACATGACTTTATCTGAGTCTGTTGAAAAGGATCTTGAACAAAGAAGTTTAGCTGACCTACAAAAAGATACATTCAAACAAATACGATCTGTATTACAACAAATAGTAGCTGGACCAGGTAAAGAATTTGGTTTAATGATAAAAAGTGCTCTTGAACATGTTTTATCAATAGTTAAAACATTTAGAGAAATGACTGGCGGAAAATTAGGTAGTGCTTTAGGAGCATTACTATTAGGTTTTCCAGCTATATTAGGTGTAGCTAGATTAATGGCTGGTGGATTAAGAGGACTATTAGGCGCTCCGGGTAGCCGTATCAACCCAGGTTATCAATATGTTTTAAATGGAATGGGAGGTGGAGGTATGAGTCCTGGTGGGATGTTTGGTGGAGCTAGAACTACATTACCTAGTGGAGCTTATATTCAAGGAGGAAAAGCATTTTCTGCGACTGGAAAACCATTATATGGCAAAGTTGCTACTAATGTTTTGAAAGCAGGAGGAGCTGGAGGAAGATTTGCTGCTGGTGGAATGGGCGCTATGGGATTAGGTTTAGGATTAGGTATTGGAGGTATGGCTTTAAACTCAGTCGCTTCAGATATGGATCCAGGAGCTGGTAGAACAACAGTTAGTGCTTTAGGTGGTGCTGCTACAGGTGCTAGTTTTGGAATGTTGCTTGGACCTATTGGAGCTGGTATTGGTGCTCTTGTTGGTGGTGTATATGGATTAGTCACTGAAATAAAAGCAGATCGTGAAGAACAAAAAGCTAAAGAACAAGCAGCCGCTGAATTTGAAACTAGAAAATTACAAATGATAGAAGATCTATCACTTAGACCAGTTAGAATTGATATGGGTACCGATACTATTATGAAAACAGTTATCAATCAAAATCAGTACGGACCTAGTGATTTTGCTTAAAAATAATTAATACTTTTAATATTTATATAAAACAATAAAACCATGGCATTATTTGACAAATTAAAAACAGGCTTATTAGGTTTAAAAGGACAACCAGGACCTAAGTTTGAAGATGAAGGACAACGTACTTCATCTAATATTCAAGCCTTAGCTAAAAATAATCAATTAGTATCTTCTGAAGATTTAATATCTGGAAGAATATATGGAACTGCTCAAAACAGAACTAAAGTAGCTCCATCAACATTAGATTTAAATGGAGTAACTCCTCAACAATATTCTAATTCATTAGGATCACCTAATGCTAGAGCAGCTGCTGAATTTAATTCATCTACAGGTACTGGACTTACACTTAATAAAAGATTACCATTTAGTAGTTTAGGTTTACAAGGTAAAACTCAAGCTCCATTTGAAAGTGTAGAACAAATGACTACTTCAGATATTCAAGCTAAAGCTAAAAATAATATTTTACAATCTTCACAAGATTTGTTAACTGGAAGAAAGTATGGTAAAGGCAGATTTACAGTATTTGTTCCTGCCTCTACTTTAGATGGAAGTGGATTACCAATTAATGGTCTTTATACAAATAAAGGACCTAAAGAAGGAAGATACTAAATTAAAATAAATGCCCTTTTTAGACTTAGATAAAGCGTGGTCAAACCTAGCTCCCTATTATAACTCTGTTACTAATAGTGGAGTTTTTGCTAGCACTGTTGCTAACCCAAATGTAACTAACTCTCCAAAACCAAAAATACCAGCTACTAAAGATCAATTCACAACAAGAGATGAAGGATTGATTCGAGGAGGAGCTCTAAATGTTGAGTTAGCATCAAAAAAAGATTTTGAAAGAATAAGTAACTTTTTATATAAATCTAATAAAGGTGGTCTTTTTATAATCAAACAAGTTGGATTACAATTATCAAATCTTCGTTTAGAAACAGAAGCTGGAATTCAAAAGAATATAGACGCTCAGGGTAATCTTGGACTTCCTAAAAATCAAAGAAGAAGTCCAGTTTCTTATAATCCTTTAGTACCAACTAAAATATATAATGGAGGTGCTAATACATTAGCTCAAGTACCTTTAAATGCCTTTGGTATCCATATCCAAAGACATGGTGTACTTCCTCTTCCAGCTGGAGCAGGATATAATTATGAAAAAATAGCTAGAGATAATAATAGATTAAGTGCTCAATCAGATGCAAATACTGTAGGAGGAAAAAGTTATGTCCTAAAAGAAAAAGCAAAATTTGGTTTTATTGATGCAACAGCCGCTAACACAACTAAACCAGGTGAATCTATTTCTTTTCCCTTACCTGGAGAATCTAAAGTAATTAATGGATTAACAGTTTTTAACAATAGAGGCCCAGATGATGCAAAGGGTAAACCTACACTTTTAAAATCAGCTAAAGATTTTGATGTGGTGGATATGTGGGCTAGTCCAAATGATGCTGTTAAGGGAAAATTTAGTGACGCTCTTGACGGAGTTATTGGTAAAAATAAAGCACTAAAAGAGGTAACTACAAAAACCAAAACTCTACCACAACAAATTTATGCTTTTTTACCAAATAGACTTTTACAAAATTTAAACAAAGTAATTGCATTTGATATAACTACAAAATTTGGAACTAACTCAGTAATTTTATCTAACACTTTTGGAGGACCAAAAAGTCTATATGGAATAGGATATACTACTATAAGAACAGAACCAGATCAAAGAACAAATATTACTAATAGCCAAGATGATCCTAAAAATCAAACTAATATACTTAATGGCTTTATTCCTTTAAGTTACAATGATATATCTAGAATATCTATTAGTTCTCTTGATAATAAAGGAAAGACATATATTCCTGTTGATAATAGATCTATTTCTTCAACAAATGCTGATGCTACAAATGTTGAAATAACATATGGTGTTTCTCATAATGGAAATAAAAATGCAACAACAAGAAAAATTGATTCTATTAATGTTATTGATGTTACAAAAAGTAAAGTATTTTATGAAGATAACAAAGACAAAAAAAGTTCAGAGATATTAACAGATATTAAAGATAAGGTTGATGGAATATATGGTGAGGATATAATTAAATTTAGAATTGAATTTTTA